TGTCTGACTGTAGCTGACGCATTAGCTTATCTGATAGCTGTTGCGTAGCATGTAGGTCAGCAGATAGATACTCACACAACTCATCGTGTGGTATGTCACGTGTGCTATAGCCCTTCTTGAAATACTCTTTCAATGTGTCCTGCTTCTTTGTATCCAACTCATAGCGTTCTGCACAAGCCTGAAGCGATAGTGGTTGCTTCTGACCACGCTGTAGTACGTACTCGCCAAGCATTGTATCAAAGACAGGGCCATCATACTTGAAGCCTGATTCCCAAAGCCACATCAAATCATATGCGGCATTGTGCGCGATGAGGATAGTAGCTTTGTCTAGCCACTCCTGTACAACAGTGTGTCCAAAGTCATCGGCCTGTACTTCACTATGGTCAAAGGTAACGATACGTTCAACACCTTGGTCAGTCAGCATACCTACCATAGTCAGTGAGTTATCTGGCTCAAATGGGTCTAGGTGTAATTTACCATTACGTTCTGTTGTTGTATTCTCTACGTCTAATGTTAGCTTCATGCTGTATACCTCGCTGTTTGGTATTCTAGCTGACAGTGTACACTACCATGCCACCCTGTCAACTTGTTTTTTACAATGTTGAGATGGCGTTCAATATCCTCCTCGTCCTGTCCCTGCACTGGTGGATTCTTTGCTATCAGAATCATAAGGTCAGCCTCTGCCGCCTTACCTGTCCGGCTACCTTCCATCATGCTCTGGTTCAATATAATTTTACCTTCTGCATCAGCAGACAACTGTGACATATAAAATACAGCACACTCGTGTTGCTTGGCAATCATACGTGCATGTATTGCATTGGCCTTTAACGCCTCGTCAGGACGTGAAAAGCCACCTGTCCTAGCAAACTTATCACCCATGTCCAGCAGAACTAGGTCAGGCTTGTACGCCTTACAGATGGACTCCACCCATGCCATATCACGGCCTGTGGCATCCTTAATCTTGATACGTTCCTTGACAGGTGCATACAAGTCACGTGCCTTGGTTGGGTTCTTCTTTATCTCCTGCATAGTCATACCAGTAGCGGCAGTCAAGTATCTAGCACCGACACGGTGATAACCTTCCTCGTTACATAAGATAATGCAGTTAGCACCCTGATGAGCAAAACCACCGGGCGATGCAATCAAGGACGCATGAAACGATGTCTTACCTGTGTTGGGTCTAGCCCCCACCTCAATCAAGTGACCATCATTCACACCTTCTACCTTACGTGTCAGGCTAGGTATGTTGAATGTCCATCGTGCCTCAAGGTCATTACGTGCAAGCAATGTCTCAAGTTCAATGTCTTCCCATTCAACCTTGGCACTAGGTGTAAAGTCATCACTATACTGTTCAAGTATCTGACGCAGTGGGTCAAGGCTAGTCTGCATACCATCAACATAGTCGCACCCTAGCGTGGCTATCTCTTCACCAATGACCTTCTGGAACAGCTTGGATAACACCTCTTGTGCTACGTCACCACCCATCGGCTGTTCACGTTTGATGTTGTTGAACAGGGATGAGTAGGCTTGTTTCTGTGCCGTAGTCAAAGTTGGGTTGTTTGCCATGAACAATGCCTCAATTTCATCAGGCGTTACGGTACGTTCATAGCGTTCCATAGCACTGTCGATAGACTGCTTAATCTTACGCACATCTTTACTGAACAAGCGGTCAGGACAACGTGCGCCACGATGCTCCTCATAAAACTCCCTGTTCATTAGGCTTCTGATTAATGATAATTCCATGTGGTTATTCTCCTATCTGTTTGTGAAGAGCATCTAGCTTCTCCATGTCTGTCGGGTTTCTGTATTTTATATCATCTTCTAATTTTAGCAAACGTACATTTTCTACATAGCCTCGCAATTCTTTTACCATCTGTATTGATTTGACTAGCGCATCGGGGTCTAGTGCAATTACTGCTGTCGAGAACTGTGCAAGATACCTTTTATGCGAATCTTGGAGAGATGTACCAAGAAGCGCAACCCCGACAAAGGAACCATAACCAACAATGGCCGCACTCACACAGTCCTCAACAACTACGGCGACTTTACCACAACCTGACGTGTATGGCAAGCCACTTTTTCCATAGCGTTTCCATTTGGGAATACGTTTACTCAATGTCCTGCCTGTCGCATCAACCATCTTGCCATCATGTACAACAGGGAATACCACACGGTCTTCCTTTACGTCATACATCAAGCCATGCTCATCCTCGTGGATACCCCACTCAGCACACCACTTGACTACTGCACGTTTATTACGATGCGGCACTACGTATGCAGGTAACTCAAACTTATCCTGTGTTGTATCTGATGCAGGATTAAGACGCTTCTGTACATCACTGATAGACAATGGCACACGAGTACCACCACTGACAGTACAACTCACCTTGTAGCAGTTCCATACAAGATTACCCATATCATTAGTGATACTAAATGTTCTGTCACCCTTACAGACAGGGCAGTTCATACGTTTAGTCTCACCATTGGCAACATCATAGTCACTTGGATTAATCATATATGTGTCCTTTCTATATACAGTTATATATTATTATAGTTATATATAATATTAGTTCCCTGCGGCAGTTGAATGCTTATATCATGCTTTTTTACGTGCTGTCAATGCTAAATTTGCACTTGCATACGTATTTTTTAGATACGGCTTCACCGACTGTGGGTTAGCATGTCCTGTAACCGACATGATTTGTCCAATACCAACACCAGCCTCAACCATCTCTGTAGTACCTGTACGCCGCAGGTCTGATAGACGTAGTTCAGATGATAAACCTGCATCATCCATCAACTTACGTGCATATAAAGGCAGTTTATATAGCGTATAAGGCTCGTACACACCGTTTCTAGGCTTTGGACGTGGTGCTATGTACTGTTGGAAGCCAAAGTCATCCTGTTGCTGTACTAACATGCCATATAAGTCATCTTCGATAGGCAGTTGTACCTCTGCATTACGCTTTGACTGCTGTATAAGCACCCTACGCTGTTCAAAGTCGATGGCATCCCATGTAAGCAGACGCATATCACCTACACGCTGACACCATTCGTATGCCATGTGTGCAATCAAACCGATGTTACGGGTGCTAAAATCGCTGTAGGCGGCGTCTAGCAGTTTTGTGACATCTTCCTTGCTCCATACTACCTTACGCCTCTCTGTGGCTCTCTTACGCACCACTGTGAAGGGATTCATCATACAGAACTCCTCACGTAAGGCATGATTGAATAGTAATCGGGATATAGCCAAGATTCCATTGGCTGTACCCACACTGTTGTCACACCATTGATTGTATGCGTCTTTGCATTGCTTGGTTGTCATGCTTTTGACACTTACCTTCCCAAGAACATCATCCCCCACCTGTGTAGCGCAGAGGATGTCGAGAAAATACTTATATCGTTTCTTAGTATTGTCTCGTAAGTTCTTGTAATCATAGGAAGAAAGGTAGTCAGTGACTACTTTGTTTAGTCTCATTATGCCGCCACCTCAAGTGACTTGAACACTGGGCTATCAACCCAGCCAGCTACCTCAACCTCACGCATGAACAGTGACTTAGCTTGTGTATCACCGCCAGTGTTACGCTGGGTAAAACCATTACGTTCATCTGCATAGGTAGCATAGTTGGTGAAGGCAGAGTACAGTGACCACAGGTTACGTCCACGCTGACCTACCTCTTGGTTGTATAAGATGTTCATCTTCTCTGCCTTGCGGTCAGACTTGAGCAGTGTTTCAAGCATAGCCTTAATATCGACACCGACTAGGCTTGTGTTAGCCCAGCGTTGCATCTGTTCTGCCTGTGCAGTGAAGTCCTGCTGAGACTTGTGTAGTTCAGTGATGAACTTGTCTATGTTGAAGCCACTGGTGTTCTTACGCATCACCTTGTCATGCTTGCCACGTATCTGCCCATTGAGACAGAAGAAATCGATAGCACCAAAGATGGTGGTGTTAGAACACGTACCATTAACACCATGCAGGGCAATGATACGCTTCATCAGTGTAGTCTCATGCCTGTCAGTGGCAATCTTAGCTGTCACGTTGGGCAGGGTCATGTCCATCATAGCCCAGCCATCCTTGTGTGCGCTACGCCAGTTGATATGTGCATCTTCCATGTCATAGTCAGACAGTGTTTCAGTTGTCGTGTCCATAACTTTGCGGAAGAAGTCACCATGATTGGCACAGGTAAAGCCATTGCCTACAACACCGATGTACTCACCTGTATCGCCATTGATAACGTACTTCTTATCCTCAACCTTGGTAGGCTCAAACTCTACATCAAAGTCAAGATTCTCAGGGATATATTCTAGCATATGTATTCTCCTCTCATTTCGTTAAGGTATAGCGTGTTATATCAGTAGTTGGACGCAATGTCAACTAATAAAAACACAAAAAATATAAATAGTCCTAGTAGTATGTCCATGTATTACTCCCATCTGTAAAAGATATGGTCATTAATTCTGACTGTCATTGTCTTAGTCTTAGCCCACTCAGGTGTTACATAGTGGGCGTGGTAATGTGTTGCACCTTCAACAAAGTCATCCAAGTTACCATGATACACACCATGTGCAATCATTAGAGCCTTGGCATAAGCCTTTGTATCTGTTGTCTTATCTGACTTGCCATCACAGTACCAACTAAACTGGCACCGATTACGAACAGGGAAGTCAGGCTTCCATGAGTATGTAGGTGACTGCTTGACTACCTCACATACTGTGTTGGGATACCTCTTATCACGCACCCTGTTCATCACCACTTGGGCTACCGCAACCTGCCCCAGAAAGGGCTGGTCACGTGCCTCATGGTATATGTTAAGTGCTAGGCATACAAGTGCGGCTTCAATCACAACTGTCCAGCCTTTCTATTACAGCCATCCATACATTCAGTTCTTCATTGAAGTATGGTGGCTTCACCATTCTAGTCATGTAACCCAATGGGTTATACATATCCATGTAGTCCTCTACCCTACCTTCCAGCAGGTCAGGTGAACTAGCCATGATTCTGTGTTCTCGCATAGTGTTACTCATTT